AACCGAACCTGATAAACTCGCTTCACCACTTATGATGCAATGTAAGTATGCAGGTCCTGTGGTTGACTTTATCAATGAAACCGGAATGCCATACGCAATCATCCTAAACGATCCACGATTCTTCCCAGCTCAAATGCGGGATCTTTTCCATAGACCACAGGTTATCTTGAGTCAGTATACCGAAGAGATCAACCACCGTGCCTGGAAGGCCTATACTGATATGGAGATGACTCATGTTAAAATACCTGCCGAATATAAAGCAATGGAAACAATCTTCCTCATTGGTAAGGAAAGAGGTAAAGCCATCGTTGATACTCCATCTACTCTGGATTCATTCTTCACTGATGCGGTAGAACGTAAGCCGGGTGAGAAGGACATTAACTTTATGATCGTATGTAACGAGGGTAGACCATCACGGTACAATGATCTCAAGAAATACATCCTCGATAACGTAGAGGAAGTGGATATCTATGGTAAGTGGGACGAGCGAACGATTGGCGAGGATCCGCGATTCAAAGGTCCAAAGAAGTTTAATGATCTGCAGGAAATGCTTCCACGAGTTAAGTATACGTTCTGCATTCCAATCAAGAAGGGTTGGGTAACCGCTAAGTTCTGGGAGATGGCCCACTATGGTATTATCCCTTTCTTACATCCAACATACGACGAACAAGACAACCTTAAGTGTCCAGAGTTTTTAAGAGTAACGGATTCTGCTGACTTGTTCAAAAAAATTCAGTTCCTTGAGGACAATCCTGAAGCATACGAAACACTAAAGGGCAATATCGAAAGCATGCTTAAGGATGAATACTACGATGGGTCGTATCTCAACGATCTTGCCATGAACACGCTGAAGGAGATTACAGCACATGAATGATATTACTTATGGTTCGATCGTTCCACTTATTGGTGGCGAGAACTTTGGAATTATGAAATCACTTGAGGGTCAATTACCAGAGTGGGTACTTTCGTACACTGACTTTGCTAAGAACGATGCTCATTTTATTAACCATCTTAAAGAGAAGGATTGGAAAGGTGAATATGTTTTCCTTAATGAAGAGGGCAACGAAGGATACAAGGCTAAAACCGTTGATGTGGTTAATACTGTTTGCCCTTGTGCTGGACTTAGTTCTCTCTCCGTTTCATCATCTGCAGATTCTGCAGTAAACGAATGGATGTATACGACTTCGGAATATGTTCTTAGTGAGATTAAGCCTAAGGTATTCTGGGGTGAGAACGCACCTCGTCTTTATACGAAGGCTGGTGAAAAGGTTGCCAATCGCCTGTATGAAATTGGTAAGCAGCATGGTTACTCGCTTAACTTGTATTACACAGAGTCCAGACTACACGGTTTGGCCCAAAAGCGACCACGTACGTTTTACTTCTTTACGAAGGGTACTGACAGCGCACCGTTGTTTAGGTATATCCGCCGTCCTCTTGAAAACATCGAGGATATTCTTAAAGCGGATATTAGTCCTGACGATCCTATGAACCGTTTGATTAACTCAGACAATCCGATGGATAATCCTTGGGTTGCTTACTGCGTTCACAAGTCAGGATCAAAGACACTTGCTGAATATTACGAAAAGATTGAGAAGACGACCAACTGTATCGTATCATCCGATAACATTTCAGATAACCTAAACGAGGTTGCTGATTGGATGGAACAACAGGGGTTTGACCAAAAGTTCGCTGACCGCGCTCGAGCAATGCAAGAGAAGGTCGACGGAGGTAAGGGTTATTGGGCACACGGTGTCACAATGCCAAAGGGGGAAATCCCATCATTGATTGGCGCAATGCCACACTCACTGATTAATCCATTCAAGGAGCAGTTCTTGACTCTACGTGATGCGCTTCGTATCATGAAGATGCCGGATGATTTCAATATGATTGGCGATAATCCTCAATCGCCAGGAAACGCAAATGCTATCTGTCAGAACGTCCCAGTGACTACTGCGGCTGATATGATGGACTTTGTAGTTGAGTACTTAAAAGGTATGACTGATACGGTATCAAGTGATTATGTTAGACAGAACAATTCTAGCATGAAGCATGAGATCGTTAATGAAGATCTTGTAGAGCTTGACCAATTTTTTGTATAAAATGGTTTACATACTTATCATTTTGTGGTATAATGGTAACTATAATATACAATGATTCGCTAATGAAACACAATAGGAGACTATATGTCTATAATGGATAAACTTAAAAAGAACTCAAAGATCAAGGAGACCTCGGTTCTCTCTGACTCAAAGTTCTTTTCTGAAAAAGATCAAACACCAACCGAGGTTCCGATGGTGAACGTTGCCCTGTCAGGTAATCCTGATGGTGGCCTTGCATCTGGTCTGACTGTCCTCGCTGGTCCATCAAAACATTTTAAGACTTCGTTCGCATTGCTTATGGCTGCAGCGTATCTTAAAAAGTATCCTGATGCAGTAATGCTGTTTTATGATTCTGAGTTTGGCTCACCGCAGGCATACTTTGAAACATTCGGTATTGATACGTCACGGGTACTACACACGCCAATCACTGATGTTGAGAAACTGAAGTTTGATGTGGTTGGTCAACTTGAACAACTATCACGAGGCGATCGTGTGATCGTCGTTATTGATTCGGTTGGTAACCTTGCATCTAAGAAAGAACTAGAGGATGCAATCAACGAAAAGTCAGTCGCTGATATGTCTCGAGCAAAAGCACTAAAAGGTTTGTTCCGTATGGTTACACCATACCTTGCTATGAAGAACATTCCAATGCTTGCGGTCAACCATACTTATCAAGAGATTGGTTTATTTCCTAAGGCTATCGTTTCAGGTGGTACGGGTATTTACTATTCAGCTGATAACATTTGGATTCTTGGCCGTCGTCAGAACAAGACAGGTACCGAGGTAACAGGATATGACTTTGTGATTAACGTGGAGAAATCACGATATGTTAAAGAAAAGTCAAAGATTCCTATTTCGGTTTCTTGGGACGGTGGCATCGAGCGGTATAGCGGTCTTATGGATGTTGCTGTTGCTGGCGGTTATGTTGTTAAGCCTTCTAATGGTTGGTATGCACATGTTGATCGATCTAATGGAACGTTTGAAGGAAAAAAATACCGAATGGCGGAATCCATGACTGCAGACTTTTGGGATCCTATCTTTGAGAAAACTGACTTCAAAGAATTCCTAATTAAGTCTTATACGATTGGCCATAAATCAATGTTTGATAGTATTGCACTGGAGATGGATGATGCAGCATCTGATTGATGAAATCTCAAAACTTCATTATAAGTATATCACAAATGAAGATGATCCCGACGCAACAGTTTGCGTCGGTTTAACTCAGCCTCCATACGAGGGCGTTGTTATTCAGTACGGCAATATGGATATAGTTGAAGATGAAGAAAGTGATGAGGCTCGACTTAGTTTTACGTATAAAGTAGTCGAGACTCCAATTGACGAAAGTCTATTTGATGATGCATTCAACGATTACCTAGGAGCGATCCTACATCATATCGTTGAGGATGCCGTAACTAGAGCTAACGAAACCGGAGAGCAGATAATTGGAACAAAAGATTCAAACGACGATACTACGGAATCTGATCAATAATGACGACTTCACTCGTAAGGTAATTCCGTTCATTCGGAAGGACTACTTCGAGTCGGATCATCGTCTAATATTTGATCAGGTTATTTCTTTCGTTGACAAGTACAACAAGTTACCAACACCGGAAGCTTTAGAGATTGAGCTTTCGTCATTGGACGTTAATGATGCATTACTTGTTGATGCGTCAACCGTACTTAATGGTATCCGCGCAACTAAAGACAATGAAGTGGATACTGAATGGCTTGTTGACGAGACCGAAAGGTGGTGTCAGGATCGCGCAATACATCTTGCGATCATGGAATCTATAAATATAATTGAAGGCAAGCATAATTCATTAAAGAAGGACGCATTACCAAAACTCTTATCAGATGCGCTTGGTGTAACATTTGACTCAAGCGTAGGTCACGATTATATCAACGATGCAGAAAAGCGATTTGATTTCTACCACACGGTTGAGGATCGTATCCCGTTTGATCTAGAGTACTTTAACTCCATCACCAAAGGTGGATTACCCCGCAAAACATTAAACATCGCACTCGCTGGCACAGGCGTAGGTAAATCCCTATTCATGTGTCATGTTGCAGCTAACGCCTTAACACAAGGAAGAAACGTACTTTACATTACAATGGAAATGGCTGAGGAACGTATCGCAGAACGTATCGATGCTAACTTGATGAACTTGCCTATCGACCAATTAGAAACTTTGCCTAAGGAAATGTTTGACAACAAGATCACGAAGATCGCACAGAAGAACATCGGCAAACTAATCATAAAGGAGTATCCTACTGGTGCTGCTCACACGGGACACTTTAGAGCCCTACTGAATGAACTGAAGCTGAAGAAAAACTTCATGCCTGATATGATCTTTATTGATTATTTGAATATTTGTAGTAGTAGTCGGATGAAAGGCCTTGGCGGATCAATCAATACCTACTCACTCATTAAGTCAATCGCAGAAGAAATCAGAGGACTCGCAGTCGAGTTCAATGTACCAATTATCTCAGCGACTCAGACAACTAGAAGCGGATTTGGAAACAGCGACGTTGGGCTGGAAGACACGTCTGAATCATTTGGACTACCTGCTACAGCTGACTTCATGTTTGCGCTCGTCTCAACCGAAGAACTCGAAAAGCTTGGACAGATAATGGTCAAGCAGTTAAAGAATCGCTACAACGATCCTACTGCAAACAAACGATTTGTTATTGGGGTCGATAGATCTCGTATGAAATTATATGATGTAGAAGAAGACGCTCAAACACTCATGGACGATGGCCCTGCCTTTGATAAGTCAACGAGTGGTGAGAGGGTCAACAGTGAGAAGAGAAACTTTAATGATTTTAAGGTATAACGATAGCTATCCTATAATGGAAGGCGCAGGTCAGCGGGCAATCGCTGATATGATTGAAAACATTTTCGTTGAGGATATCGTAGATCAGGGTGGGGTTAAACCACAGTCAGTCAGAACCATTGAGGATGTATCACTTGATGGTGTCCTTATAGATATTAAAACGAAGGACGTTGATCGTAGTTTCTCTATGCCTAATCTTATTTCGATTGATAGGCTACGAAAAAATTTTGATAGAACCATACGATACGTGTTTATTGATTACAGCGTTAATGATAACGAAGTAAGCATCGTTGGTGTTACCACCAAGGACATACATGAGATTCCTTGGGATTGTCTAGCGATCCAAAACCTTGGATTAGGACAATTGCAGTTAGCAAAAGATATTGGCTCTGCGGTATATAACGGAACGAAAGAAGAATGGTTTGATCAGCTTAAGGCTGAATCATACTCGTTTTATGAAAAGCAAATCGCTAAGTTTGAAAAAAAGAAGAAGGAATTATTATGAGCGAACAGGCACCTGGCATATTTGGAGAGTGGGACAGTGGATTATAATCCAGACAGTTGGGTAGTATTAAAGATTAAAGAAGGTAAAGGTACATTCCCTTTTTACAAAGTTCTAGCAGGTTGGAGCGGTGGTTATCTTGATGGTGACTCTTGGCGTATGAACAGCGGTATCACGGGTGTAGAGAAACAGTCATATCTGTATGGATTCTACGGTAGTTCTGGTTCTGTGTATTGGTGTCATAAAGGAGGTTATCGCTTGACAATGTCGCTCGCTGGAGTGTATAATCAACTCAAAGAGAACGAAGCCTTTGAAGGTCAGATTACGCTGATGCCTGAAGATACTAATTGGATGGAGATTGAGTGGTGGGAAGAATGAATTATTATGAGTGAACAGCAAAACTATTGTACGACGAAAGGCCTGCTTCCTGCATTCCTTATCATCGTATTCGTAATCGTGGGGATCCCACTATTGATGGTGGATAACGCTCGGTACTGTAAGCAATCGATTATTGTACCTTGTTATCCGTGGACGGTGCCAGAATAATGGCCGAAGCAATGACAGCAGCAATGATTCTTGCTATTATCATCTTAGGCGCCGTATGGATCGTAGTATCGGAGATGAATAAATGAATGCGGAAACTAAAACGTGGCAATGCAAAATAATCACAGACTCTAGCGGTGAAGCAATGGTAGAGTTTAGCGATGAAATAATGGAACACCTTGAGCTCAAGGACGGTGATACAATTGAGTGGATTGATAATAAGGACGGAACATGGTCGATACAAAAGAAGAAGTAAGGTACACGTTTAAGAATCGCTACGGTGACACTATGTCTATCGTAGAAATAGATAAATCAACCCTTTTATGGAGAGGATCCCATAACCACGAAAGGATCTCGTGTAACGAGGCTGGGACGATCACAATGGTCGACCCGTCAGGAGGGCCATATATTTGTGAAGGGCAAGACATCGGTTTGGACTATCCCCCTTGGAAAGGCCGAATCGTTGACCACTTTCAGCATCATGAAGAAGGATACTTAATTTTATGCAGGTAAGACTAATCGGTTATACTCAACCCGTAGCGGATGCGATCATTGGAATAGATGATGTTCAGGATTTGATCGCGTACTGCGCCAGAGTCTCTAACCCAGATAATCAGCTGAATCAGAAAACAGCGAAAAAGCTGTTGAACTATTTGGCCAAACATAAGCATTGGTCTCCCTTTGAGATGGCGTCAGCAACGATGGAGATCGAAACGACTCGTGACATCGCACGTCAGATCTTGCGACACCGTTCCTTTTCGTTTCAAGAGTTTAGTCAGCGATACGCGGATCCTACCCAGGATCTTAGTTTTGTAAAACGAGAAGCAAGATTACAGGATCCTAAGAACCGACAGAACTCGGTAGACATCGAAAGCGATCCTTCCCTTGTGGATAACGTAAAGAATCAGGAACTGATCGCGGAGTGGGGTCGCCGACAAAGCGGTATCATTGAACTGGCAAAGAAACACTATCGTTGGGCTGTAGAGAATAACATCGCAAAGGAACAGGCTCGTGCGGTACTACCTGAAGGCCTAACAGTTTCTAGGATGTATATGAATGGAACCATACGGTCTTGGATCCACTTCATTGAACTGCGATCAGGAAACGGAACACAAAAGGAGCACATGGAGGTCGCTAAGGCTTGCGCAAAAGCAATCGTAGAAATCTTCCCATTGGCCAATGAATACATTTCTTCTAAATAATACTAAGAATTACCACAAAGGCTGTGAAGTCGTTGCCGAGTATCTTATAAATAAATACGGCGTATCTGATTGGAGATACACTCGAGATCAACTTGAGGATATCGACTTCAGTAAGTATGACCGCGTCGTCCTAAACGGCGAAGGTACGCTTCATCACAATACTCGTTCAGCTCGAAGACAACTAACAGCCCTGAGGTTAGCCCAGTATGCAGGATGCGAAACTCATCTTGTCAATACTGTGTGGCAAGAGATGCCTAACACTTGGGATGACGTACTCGCCAACTGTAAATCCGTTCAAGTAAGAGAGGTACTATCACAATATGAAATGTCGTCTAAACATGGAAGACTACCTACAGTTGCTCCTGACTGTAGCTACCTTCATAACGATGTGGCTGTCCGTGAGTTCGCTCACGTAGCAGTCTACGAAGGCCAATATATGAAGGCCAATCCATACGGGGTTCAAGGCGGCTATCCTCGTATCGATATATTTAGTCAAACGTGGGAAGAGATCGTTAACCGTTTACGTAACTGCGATTTACTTATCACTGGTAGACATCATGAGATGTATGCCGCCTGTGTAGCAGAGTGTAGATTTCTTGTGACTCCTGGTAACACCTGGAAGAACCAAGGATTGTTGAAATCAGCTGGTGTGGATATACCGTTCGACGTAGATGGAGCCCTTTCGGGCAAATACGACGATCAGTATAACCGTTTGTGGGATTATTTAAGGTCCTTTAGAACTAAATAATCTAAAAAAAATTCATTTTTTTAGCCAATAAAATCAATAGGTTACGGAGGATCACCTCTAAGCCATTGATTCTATTGGCTTTTTTTTATGAAAAAAAATGAAAAAATATGCATTTTTCTATTTACATCCGCTAAAACATAGTGTATAATGGTACTATCAAATGGAAGGAAACTATGTTATGATTAAGATTTACCAAATTCAACTGACCGAAGATCAAGTCAACCTTATCAATGAAACTGGCGACCACAACTCGGTTCCAGCTCAAAAGGCTAAGCTTGATGCTTCTATCCTTGGCAAGTTCGCTGCTGAAAACTTCAAGTTTTACACTGAGGCATATCATGTCTACAGCGACGATCTTGAGGAAGCCTTCGAGGCAACCAATCTTTGGAACAAGCAAGAGATCGTGGACGTAATCGGAGATCGTGGTTACAGTTCATCAACTGGCGATATCTTTGAGAAGAACGGTGAGTTCTTCCTTTGCGCCAACTTCGGATTCAATCAAGTGGAGGTAGCATAATGTACGTAGTATCAACTCAGCACGTCGAGAACTATGGCGCTCATTGTGAGGACGGTAAGTTCTCTTCTGGTAACTCTTATTGGAAGTTCAAGGGTGGACAGGACTACATCGTAAAGGATGTGGATCGTCCTGCCGATGCTATGGCCTTCGTCATGGCTGCGTTCTCCATGAACTCTATTATGTTCAAGGAGTTCCCAACCGAGGTTAAGACCTTTGAGGAGTGGAACGCTGATCTTCCTGACGACCAGGAGTATCGTAAGTTCCTTCGTGAGCAGGTACTTGTTGTATCTCCTCTTACTGGCAACGATTTCAAAAAGGGGTGGCTCAATGTTTAAGAACCTATGTTACTCTATAGTCTTCTTTGGATTAATTGGTGTCGGAGTGTATGCTGGCAATGAGGCTCTTAAGATGCCGGATGTAAAGTTTAGTTACTCTACTGGAGCGTGTGTTGAAGTCGTCAACTACGATTCAGACCACAACTACACTTGTGAAGACTATCCGACTAAATTCAACCACGTATGGGTAGAATAATGAAGTTAGCTTATTGTGATTACATCGCTGATCGTATCAGACATTTCTTAAACTACGATCTCAAAGAGAATCGTCTTTACACTATTATCAGCGAGGTTGGTAGGGTTGAGATGGATCTGCATCCAACTGAAGGTTACTTTCAATCCACCAAAAAAGTCATTGAGGTAACTGACATAAATAGTAAAAGGTATAGGATTACCGTAGAGGAGATTTAATGTTTTTAGAGTATTGGATGATAGCAGTACTTGCAGCTATGTTTGCGGCAGGTATGTGGGACATGAATCTTAAAGGATTCAAGGAAGGCGTAGCGGCTGGAGCAGAAGGTGCTTTGGCCATGTTGGAGAAGGAAGGAATCATTGATGTTAGTATCGATGGAGAAATTTCTTCGTCAAAATGTGAAAAAAATTCATTTTAGCTATTTACATTAGCTAAAGACTATGGTATAATGGTTATATCAAATGGAAGGAGAATACATTATGTTTCAACAAGTAAATACTAAAGCCCGCAGTTCCAAGGATTATCTTGGATCAATCTATGCTGCCGATGCGGCCGGCATGCTTCAACTCGAAGATCTTCGTCGTATGGTTAAGAACTTGAATACCGATCTTCGTAAATTCGGTGCCACTGATTCTAAAGGTAACGCCATTCAGTTCCGAGTACGAGTCTGTGGTCGTGAACCTATTGAGACTGGAACCGCTACGCATTGGCTCTTTGGTACCGCAAAGGGTCGTAAGTACGACTGGGGCGGTAACTGCATCGGCGGTTTAGCTAACGCTTCTCGTTTTGATATCTACCTCTATAGGAGATAATCATGGGAAGAGTTAAGGACTATTTCTGGGACGAGATCGAGGCTGCAAGGGAACAAGAATACCTTGAGCCTGATTTTGAATCATATTACGAAAATTTGGAGTCACAAAATGCTACTGAAGATAAAGGGCGGAACCAAGAAGCAGAGAATGTTGGCGGAGGATGCGATAGTGTTCGTGGCCAACAAGTTCATGCCACGGATGACAACTCTTGATGTAGAGCTACGCATTCGTAAGTTCAACAAGAGTGGTGAGGAAGGCGTCGTCGGATGGTGTACATGGGAAGACAGCAATGTCCGACCCAGAACCTTCTTGATTGAGTCTGACTCTCAGCAGAATACAACGTCGTTCATTAAGACCGTCATTCATGAGATGGTCCACGTTAAGCAGTATGCTACGGGTCAAATGAAGGAACGTTTCAAGATGGGCCATAGGGTCTATTGGAAAGACAAGGATTATACTGGCACGAGTTACTCAAAGACTCCATGGGAGCGTGAGGCATATCGTAAACAGGAAAGTTTAACAAAGGAATTCCTTAGGGAATGGTTAGATGTAGAATAAGAAGCCCGTTTTAAGGGACAAGAAACTTCCATTTGATAAACTTGGGGCGGCGGGGTGTAAACTTTGTCGCCTTTCTTTTTTTATAAATAGTAGTGTAACTTCGGAGGTAACATGGCATACGACTTTTTTCCAAAGAGCGAACGTGAGTTAGCTAATAAGATTAAGGGATTTCCTGCTGACAATCAGTTGGAGATCATACGGCTGTTTAACTTCTTAAAGAAAAAAGCACGTGGGCTCGATGCGCCAATCAACCTAGATTTGAAAAAGCCATCCAATGTCAATGTAAGTAGACAACTCGATGGCGATGTTCGTATCGCAGACGTATCCCGCGGAGCTAAACTTAAGAAGGTTAAACTCAAATTTGGCAATGGCTCTTCAGGAAACCGAGGAGCTAAGAACAGGGGTAACCTATTCGAGGAGCAGTTTGCTAATGCTCTTTTGGACTGGTGGGCTGGACGACCCGTTGATGGCAAAATGTTAAAGGCTATTGAGGATCTCGATAAGACCTACAAACTAGGTGACTCCAAGAAGTTCATCGTTAAGGTTGAGGGTGGAGAAAACACCAGAAGGCCATTGCAGTTTGATTCAGGTATCTACCTTGACAATCCAAAGGGTCAAGGAAACGATGTTGGTCAATCAGTAACCGACATTACACTTGAGACGGACAAGGGGCCAATCTTTCTCAGCTTGAAACTCGGTGGTACGACTACGTTCTTTAACGTTGGTGTTCGTACTATCCTAACTCCACAAGAAATTCAAAAAGGTCAGATTACGAATCCAAAGGGTCTTTCCTTGTTGAAACTATTCGGAGTTGACCAAGAAAAGTTCTGTAAGATCTTCACTGGTGATCTACCAGGAGGAGAGATTATTAAGAACGCGCCATACGACAAAGGTATGATGAAAAAGCTGATGGAGTCTGGCATTGGATTCAACTACCATATCATTCATAAGTTTCCTGCTCGTATCCTAAGTAAGAAGATGGATAAAAAGGCAATGCAGTCAGCGGCTAAGACTGGAGATCTTACGATCTTTTATGGCGGTAAAGGCGGTAGCGGTAAACGAATAGACATGGAGTTTTCATCTCCTACATATTCATTTAAGATTAACATCAGAGACACACAAGGTAAGGATGGATTCCCTACTCGTATGATGTGTGACTTCAAATACGTATAGGAACAAACATGCAGACGTTCAAAACATATATCGCTGAGGCGGCTAAGAACCTCCATATGACTCACCTTGAGGATCAAGTAATCTATGGTGGAGTGAATGGCGCAAGACAAGCAATCCTTGCTCTTCGTTCTCTTCGTGATATGTTAGCCGGTGAGGCAAAACGTCCGGTTGATGTAACCGTCAAATGGGACGGAGCACCAGCCATCTTTGCTGGAGTTGATCCAAGGGATGGTAAGTTCTTTGTTGCTAAGAAAGGCGTGTTCAATAAAAACCCTAAGATCTACAAGACTGATGCCGATATCGATGCGGATACATCTGGTGATCTATCAAACAAACTAAAGACTTGCCTTAAGTATATGCCTTCACTTGGTATCAAAGGTGTGGTTCAAGGTGACTTGATGTTTACGTCTGATGACATTGATACCGATACTATTGACGGTACTAAGTACTATACCTTTCAGCCAAACACAATCGTATATGCAGTACCCGTTGACTCTGACGGCGCAAAGGAAATCAAAAAGGCTAAGATGGGTATCGTATTTCATACACGATACACCGGATCTGACTTTGAGTCAATGAAAGCATCGTTTGATGTTAAGGCTTCTGAGTTTAAGGCAACACCAAATGTTTGGTTCCAAGATGCAACCCTTAGGGATCTATCAGGTACGGCTACGTTGACTAAGAAGGATACCGACGAGGTAACCAAGGCATTATCCGAAGCGGGTAAGATATTCCGTAAGATTGCTGGATCAACTCTTCGTGAGATCGAAGGAAATGAAACCTTGGCTCAAACCATTGAGACTTACAATAATACGTTCGTTCGTAAGCAGGAAGTCATCAAGGATACTAGAAAACACGTTGACGGATTAATCAAATATATATCTGATAAGTATCAAAAAGAAATCGATACCAAAAAGTCAGAGAAGGGTAAGGCAACATGGGAAGGCAAGAAGGCGGATATCTTAAAGTTCTTTTCTTCCTCAAATAAAGCTAACCTAAAACTACTGTTTGATTTGCAAAAAGCAATCGTTTCTGCGAAACTTATTATTATAAATAAACTAAACAGGTTGCAAAAGATGTCAACATTCGTTCGTACTCCAAACGGATTTAAGACGACAGGTGTTGAAGGATACGTTGCAATCGACAAGTTAAGTGGTGGTGCAGTTAAGTTGGTGGACCGTATGGAGTTCTCCTACAACAACTTTAGCCCTGATATTATTAAAGGCTGGGACAAACCGTCTCGATCCTAATGGGAATTTGGAAAAATGAAAGACTATAAACAAGTTCAACGAGAGCTTACGGAATTAAATGCAGATGGACATCAAGACTCGACTGACGAGGCCTTGACTGCTCAACAGCGAATGAAGCTGAAGCAATCCATCCGTCGTAACAAGGCTAAGATTCGCCTTGGACGTGAAAAGGCAAAACGTAAGACCGCGTCTCCAGAGGTACTACAAAAGAGAGCCAACAAACAGGCTCGTAACGCTATCCTTAAAAAGATACTAAAGAACAAGGATAAAAGCGACCTCAGTTATTCCCAAAGATCATCCATTGAAAAGCAGCTCGATAAAAAGAAGTCTGCTATCAAGCGTATCGCTAAACAACTCCTTCCAAAAATTCGTAAGGCCGACCGTGCTAAGTTAAGCGGCGGTAAGAAGGAGAAGTAATGTCTTTTAAGAGTTTTGCTGAATACGTTACCGAAGAGACGAAAGAAGTCGTCGTTGCATGGGGTCGATATAATCCCCCTACGATTGGTCATGAGAAGCTTATGACTGTTGTTAAAAAGGTTGCGGGTAGCGGTCAGTACAGAATCTATGCATCTCAATCCCAGGATCCCAAAGAGAATCCTATTGAGTATAAAACCAAAGTAAAATATATGCGCAAGATGTTTCCAAAACATGCGCGCAGCATTATGCTTGAACCAAAGATCCGTACAATGTTTGATCTGATGACCAAACTATACGACGAAGGATTTACTAAGGTAACCCTCGTTGCTGGTTCTGACAGAGTTCCTGAGTATGATGTAACACTAAATAAGTATAACGGTGTAAAGGGTCGCCACGGTTTCTATAACTTTGAGGGTGGCGTTAATATCGTATCGGCAGGACAGCGAGATCCTGACGCAAAGGGCGCAGCGGGTATGTCTGCATCTAAGCTCAGAGCTGCGGCCGAAAATAACGATTTCAAAACATTCAGTAAAGGTATGCCTGCTGGGTTCAAAGAAACCCAACAGTTGTTCAATGATGTTCGCAAAGGTATGGGTCTGAAGGAATCATATGACTTTAGATCTCACTTGCAGTTACAGTCAGTGTCGGAGGAAAGGGAAGCCTACGTTTCTGGAGATCTATATAAAGAAGGTGATCTTATTGTCGTAAAGGAAGACGACGAGGTTGGTGAGATCATTATGCTAGGATCTAATTACGTATTGGTCGAAATGGCTAGTGGTAAAAAGGTACGTAAATGGTTAACCGACATTGAGTTGGTTGAGAAACTAAAACCACAAGATCCTGATGCTGATGAAGTTCCAGGGTCTCAACCTAAAGGTTACTACAAAGGTGTTGATAAGGATAAGAAAGTCGCACGGGCTAAGCACTTCCAACGAGGCGCTAAGAGTGACGATGATGATCCTGCTTCTTATAAGCCTGCTCCAGGAGATGCCGAGGCCAAGACCAAGCCATCCAAATTTACTAAAAAGTTCAAAAGAATGTATGGTGAGCAGGACGCAACTGACAAGGCCAAGGAACGTATTGATAGAGAAAAAGAATCTGATAAGATTAAGCATGACCGTATGATGGATCGTGCAAGGCTCAGAGATACCAAAGCAAAAAATCAAGAGGAAGATGTGAAATCATTTAGTTCATTTGCTGGTATCATGACCGAGGATACTACTGCAGCACTTAAGAAGAAAGCTGATAAATCAGGTATGCCAGTAGGGATCCTAAGAAAAGTTTATAACCGTGGCGTAGCCGCTTGGAGAACAGGACATCGTCCTGGTACTACTCCTGCACAGTGGGGTATGGCTCGCGTCAATTCATTCGTAACTAAATCGTCAGGAACTTGGGGCAAGGCTGATTCCGATCTTGCTTCTAAAGTAAGGGGAAAATAATGGACTTCTTTAAGTTAAGAGAAAACGCTGGAGAGTTTGGCACAGACAAACTCAAAAAGAAATACGAGGATGACACTCCTGGTCAAAACGAAAAGTATCGCCCACCTACTAAGGCGGAGATCGATGCTGACAAGAAGAAGGATCAAAGAGGTAAGAAGCGTCCTTCTATGTCATATAAGAGCGCTAAGAAATCTGTATATAAAGGCATGATGGGCGGTCTTAAGAACGAATCAGTTGAGCAGCTCGACGAGTTGGATGCAAAGACTCAAAAGAAGTTCGTCGCTGGCGCAAAGGCTATGAAGGCATACGCTACGAAGAATGGTGGAGTCGATAAGGCAGACTTTATGAAGGCTGCTAAAATGATGGACGACATCGCTCGCATCAATCTACTTCAAGCAGGTCCTATCCTTTCAAGACTGAATCGTTTTGTTGATGGATTGGATACTGATGTCCGTGAGCGTATCTACGTTGAGCTTAAGAAGGTTGGTCTTGTAGAATCCATCAACGAAGAGCTTAAGGTATCTGATGGTGTAGCAAAGTGGATTACTGATTTCCAAGCATCTGATGCTCCACAGTTCCAAGGTAAGTCTGACGACGAAAAGAAAAAGATGGCTATAGCTGCATTCATGGCGGCTAAGCAAAAAGACGGTGGCGACGATAAGGAACCACAAAAGGATGAAAGCTCAAAGGCGGCCTTAATGAAGAAGCTTGCTAAATCGGCAGCCTCTTCCGAAAAAGGTAAAGCAAAAGTAACTTTGAAAAAGGCTCCTTGGGATAAGAAGAACGAATCGGTTCAAAAGGGAACTCATATTTCAGACGATCCAAAGGCTATGGCTAGAATAGAAAAATTCTTCAAAGGTTTGAAGCATCAGCCCAAAGGCAAAGATATGAAAGATATGTTTGGGTTCATGATGAAACAAATGGGTTATAACTCCAAGACCGGCCTTAAAGAAGATATGAACGAAAACGAAGATCTAGCAGAAGCAGCCCCTAAGATTAAAGGTCCTTCCGTAAAAGGTGGAAAGATCATGGGAGTGCCAGGAAAAAAGCTAGGGCAGAAACTTGACATCGAGCCAC